CTTCGAGATCATGGGGGAGAGGGTCTTCATGAGCCCCTGGAGCCCTTGCCCGCTCCGCATCTTCTCCAGGAAGCCCTGGAGACCAGGGAGGTAGGAGTTCGGGGAGAAGGCGCCCGGCGACACCTGGAAACCATTGGCCGAGTTCCCCGGGATACTGACAGGCGCGGGCGGGGTGATCCCTGGGATCGTGACACTTGGGACGTTGATCGGGGGGCCTGGAGTGATCCCTGGTATGTTCCCCGCCTGGGGGACGTTGATTGGGGAGGGCTGCTGCCCAGTGACGAAAGGTTGGAGCTGGCCGGCCGCCGCCATCCCTTGGGCCTGGAGCGCCTGTTGCTCTGGAGTCAGGGTGCGCGTCTGCGAGGTTGCCCCCCTCGCCGTCGGGCCCTGCCCACCCCCCACGATGTTCCCAATGAGGCCGGCGAGCGGCCCCGCCATACCGAGGCCGGTGCCGATAAGGGACGCGAGACTCTCCGCGCTAGGGCCGCCGAACACCCCAGGCGCCGCCGCCCCTACGGAGGAGAGCCCACCCCCCCCGGGCGAGAACCCCTGTCCCATCGGGTCATAGGACGAGTCCGGGTACCCAAACTGGGTGGAATCGTACCCGTAGTACGAGGGGTCGTAGTACGAGCCTGAGTCCGTTCCACCAACAAAGGCACCCCCCAGGCCCCAATCATCCCCCCCCCCGAAGTCACTTCCGAAATCAAAGAGATCGGACCAGTCTGGCATTTACCTACCTCCCCGAGCCCTCGCTGCCATCATCGCCAGCATGCGGGGATCAATAGAGGGACCATACGGCGGGGAGACAGGGGCGCCACCTGTGGCCCCAGGGACCCCAGGTCCGCCCATCGGAGGCCGGACCCCCATCATGCTGGGGTCCATGGGCGGCCGAGCTCCAGGTCCCATCGGGGCGCCGGGGGGCCGTCCCGCTCCGCCCCGCTGGAGGGCCGGGCCGGGGACCAGGATGCCCCGCTGCACCAACTGACTCACCACCGCCATAACGGCGCGGGGGAGCATGGCGGCGGTGGGGGCGGGGGACTGGGGGGCCGCCTTCGGGGGAACTGGGGGAGTCACTTTGCGTGGCATGAGGGTGTCTCCTTAGGGCGCGGGGGCCACTTCGGGCATGTACGGCCGATAGGTGCTTGGGGGTGGCGCGTCCCAAGTGCGGGCAACGGCCCACGGGTCAAAGTTCTGCTGAATCAGTCCTTGTATCTCTGGCCCACCGACGCCCATGCGCGCTAGGGCGGTCCACAGTGGACCACCGTACATGTCCGTCAGCAGATGGGAGGCTTTCGTCACGGACTCCGGGGCGGCCTGGGCTGACCCAAGCGCGTCTGTGAGCAAGTCTTGTGGGGCGATGTCAGCGCCCGCGCCGCCCCACAACTGGGCCGCCTCCGCGTCGTACTTTCCCCCTACATTGCCGCGTGTGTAGAAGTCTTGGAGGGGGTTGGCCATGTCCATGCTGCCGTCGGCCCAGTCGCCTGTGACCGGCAATTGGCCCAACTGTTCATAGGACACCCCGCGACCCAGGAGCGTCTTGACAAGATCCGTCATGCCGGTTTGCGCTCTGGTAAAGTTCGCCGTGTACTGTTCCGGGCTCGCGCCATCGCCGGTATACGGCTGGTTCCGCATGTCCCCTGTCCCGCCGGTCACGGTGTCAGAGGCGCGAATCGCGCCCAACCCGCCCTGTGCCGTTCTATAGTATGGGGCGAGACTGTTTGTCATATCTGGCAGCGCGCGGAGCAGCATATCCGTTGACATCCCGGCGATCCCGCCAGGCGCCCCCGACAACGCGTCCGAAATACCCTGCGCGCGCTCCACGCCCGAGGTCGCTCCACTGTACAGGCCACCCTTGATCGGGTTGTTCCACCACCCGGAGGCACGGGCATTCCGCTCCTCCGCCTGCGTGATGGCCGCGGTGAGCATTTGAGTGAACGCCGCTATAGGTAGCGCCAGCCCTCCACTCAATCCGGCTATCCCAGTCAAACTGGAGAGCGTCGGGCCGCCGAAGTTCCCCAACGCGTTGACCGCGTTGTAGAGTCCGTACAGGTTCTGTCCCACGCTGAGCGGATTGACATTCCCACCCTGGAACGCCTGGATCAGGCCGAGGAGGTTGTTGACCCCCCCCAACCCAGTCGCTGCCGTACCGAACATCCCACCAAAGTCGAGCCCGCCTCCCCCCCCACCGAGACCAGAGGCGTCCAGCGAGGTCCCACCCAGGCTGTAGTTGGCCGGGTCGACCCCGGACAGGGGGCCTTCCGCTCCCGTGAACAGGGCCCGCATCGCATCTGGGTTGGAGAGGAAGTCACTCATCCCGCCGAGGCCCTCGGCCCCCCCACCTGTCAACATCCCGTGTAGCGGCTGGAGGAGGGGGTTGAATTCGTCGATGCCTGGAGATGCGGTGGGTGTCGCTCCCTGTATTCCACTTCCCGTCGGGGCCCTCAATGGAAGGGACGCCTGCTGAGAGAAGTTGTACCCTTTGCCAAGGAGGTTGCTGAGCGCCGCCGCCTGCTTCAGGTAGCCCAGCAAATCCCCCTGCGACGAGGGCCCCGGTTGCAGTTGCGACCCCCCTAGTGGACTCGGGGCCGTCCCACTGTAGTAGGTGGAATTCGGCTGCCATCCCTGATCGGCGCCCGACGGACCTGCCTGCGTCCGGCTTATGGTCTCCATCTGCCCCGTGCGCGGGTTGAATGCCATCTCCGGGGGCTGGTTCGGGAGAGGTTCCCCACCATGGTAGCCAATATAGGGGGGGAATGGTCCTACATTCTCAGTCGGGAGAGGCTCGCCCCCATGGTAGCCAGGATAGGGGGGGAATGGTCCCCCCTCTGTACCCAGTCCCCCGCCCTTCCCCTCAATCAGCCCGCCGCCCCCAGGGCCACTGAACGACCAGGGTGCCGGTGCTACCGAGCCCAGTGGGAGAGGCTCCCCACCATGGTAACCGATGTAGGGGGGGGAAAACGGTTCAGTGCCACCCTTCCCAATCGGGAGAGGCTCTCCGCCGTGGTAACCGATATAGGGCGGGGAGAGCGGTTCAGTGCCACCCTTGTTCACCCCCTGCAACCCCGTCCCCATCGCACTGGGTTGCCCAAAGTTCTTCTCCCCCACCGAACCGAAGAGGTCGAATGGGGAGAAGGAGGGCATGGGGGAGCCGCCCCACCCCTGGAACGGGTTGTTCGGAGGCGGCTGCGGAATAAACCCCGGGTTGCCCGAGGCGGCAAACTCTCCGCCAATCGGCCCAGGACGGCGCAGGTTGAACATCTCAGAGGGAGCACCGGAGAGAGAGGTGTCGAAAAGTTCAGACATGGCTATGTCCCGTCACAGGGTGGCGTGTTGAGTCGTGGGGGCAGACGGTAGCAGATCGCTTTGAGGACACGGAGCACCTCCTGCTGACGTTCTCGCCCTGCACTCTCATGGTCGAGCATCGTTTGGTTGTGCACACTGAGGGCCATCGTGATGCGGTCGATGGGGGAGGCCATCCCTGGGATGGCGCCAAGGAGGAAGAGGGTGAGGAACGAGGGCACCCCCACCCACGTCAGGAGCTGCGCCCACTTCGGGAGGAACGTCTCAGGTTCGACAATCTTGATTGGGGTGATACGTTCATCTGGACTCATCGCGTGGACGCCACGGTGATGTAGTCGATGAGGAGGTGCGCCAGAGAGCCGATAGCGGCCGACACCGTAGTTGCGGAATGCCCCGCGAATGGCGTGAGGCCCGCTGTTCTCGGAATGGTGGCGCCGGTAATCGACGTAGTCAGTACCCCATCAACATACCCATCGACTTGTGTGGTGGAGATGACGAGTTTGTAGGTGTGCTTGGCGGTCGCCGTGACACCCAAGGAGGCGACCGTTTCACCACCCGAAGTCGATACACAGATCATAGAGACGTTCGCGGCTGGGTTCTCAGACCGGAGGAAAATCGCCTGTTGGGCTGAGGAGGTCGTGATGGGTTTTCCCGTCAATCCCACCATTTGGTACACGGCATTCGATGTCGTCACGGTGAACGCGGTCTTGAACGTCGGGCTCTGGGAGGCTTGGACCCAGGTGACCTGCGACAACATCCCTGATGTGAGGTTGGCGGTTCCATCCGTCGCCCCAATGTTCGGGTAGATGAAACTGAAGGGGATGCCGACAGTGGACGAGACATTCGCCCCCATCACCAAGTTCCCTGAGGGCTTCGAGGTGTCCGACGAGGTGACGGAGGCAAAGACGTGGACGTTTCCATCCCCGCCGCCCGTCGAGACATGCGCCATCCACGCATTCCCTGCTTGGAACGTCCCGATACCGGAGGACCATGGGCTCGTGGTATTGAATGGGGACCGTGTCGTCTGCGCCGCCCCAAACGATTGGAAGTCCTCGTAGAACAGGTAGTTGCTCTCCGGGTCGAGGCCTGACACGGCGCTCGCAGGCGTCTGCCACGCAGGGACCGAACTCGTGACCGTGATCACCTGCCCTGCCGAGCCGATGGGCAGGGGAATCAAGACCCCCGACGACGACACGTAGAACATCGTCCCCGTCGACGAGACGCCTGTCGTCAAACCCCCGGTAATCGGGAGCACGCTCCACTGCGGAAGTGCTGAGCCACTGGACAGGGACAGCACCAGCCCCGTGCTTCCCGATGTCGCGGAGAGGGCGGTGATGGGGAGGTTGCTGTGCCCCTGGAGATTGAAGTTGATCGCCGCCGTCGTGGGGGAGATCAGGCCGATGGGGTTGTTCAGGATATTGTTGAACTCCCCGTTGAGCGCGGAGGCCGTGAGGACCTGCCCGGCGACCCATGTGGTGACCCGCGAGAGACTCATGACAACTCCTTTGCGGTCTCCTCAGCAGGGAGGTAGCGGATGGAGTAGCCGAACAACTCCATATCCTGGTTCAACCCCGACTGATCCCACTGCACCATAATCGACCGCCCCCGGTCATTGATCTCTGGGTTCTCTGCGTAGTTGAAGTCCGCGCCCCCGAGCGTTGAGGTATCGAGTGTAAAGGTTGCCATCGCCTACCCCAACGTGTCCCCGGCGCCCTGAAACGGCACCGTCGCCGTCTGCACGCGGCGGTCGATATTCGCGGTGAGGTCGGCGGAGTAGCTCCCCTTCGGGTTGAAGTACGTCACGACCCCACAGAAGGACTTTTCCATCGTCTCTGGGGAGATACCCTTTTCGCTCTTGAACCGCGTGATGACGGGCGTCCGCACACTCGCGGTATACGCCTCCCCCGCGTCGTTGAGTGAGGCGTCCGCGTAGTCCTGATCCCCATCCCACACCTGCCCCTCCATCGTCCCGAGGAAGAGGTTGGGGTCGCCGGCATGGGTCGTATCGGCCGACCCGACGATCATGACGGCGCCAGAGGGGTGCGCGTGAGTGACATTCGTCTTCCAGATCGACCAGAACTTCTTCCCTCCCGGCTTCGGATCGGACAGGGCGTAGTTGTAGCAGAGTATCCAATGCTGCGTCGTGTCCCCTTGGGGGGTCACGCACCAGCCCACCATGTTCCGCTGGGGATGCCAGAATCCCCACGCCTCCCCGATCTTCGTCCGGTCGATCAGACGGTCGCGCCACAGGCGCTGGATAGGGAGGCTCAGGAACGCCTGCTCCACGTTCCCGAACTTGACGGTCGTCTGGAGGGAGTGGACCCCATTCTGGGAGAGCCAGTACACGTCCGTCGGCGTGGTGACCAACGCCTTGTTGTTCAGCAGTGGCGCCCCGACGGCGACCTGGGTCAGCGCGAAGTTACTCGCGGTGGCCCCCGCCAACTGGAAGATGCTCCCGAAATGCGGCCCCTTGAACACATACAGGGAGGCGTAGAAGGGGTCACTGACCCCGATAATCTGGTCCCCATCGCCCACGTTGACGGTGAATCCCCCCGCGTCCGCCCCCGTCGAGTCGAAGATGTTGTTGGCCGCCGTGTAGTTGAAGAGCGAGGGAGCCGTGCTGAGCCCGTAGTAGAACAGTCGGTTGAGGTGGTAGCGGCCGGCCGTGAAGACGGGCCAGAGGGAGCCGGACGTGGCCGCGACGAGGGCCGTCCCATCGTAGGCGATGGGGGGGCTGGTCGAATCTGCGAACACCACCTTGTCCCCAGCCCGGATGATGTTCGTCGTCCGGTTGGCATCGAGGCCGAAGGAGGAGGTGACCGATATGGGCGTCCACGTCCCCGCCCCATCTGTCGAGTGGAAGATGCTCGCCCCCGTCACCGCCACATAGTCCTGCACGGCCGTCAGGCTATTCCCATACCGCCAGTAGTCCCCGAGGGCCCGGACACTTGCTCCTGTCGAGACCATGATCGAGCCGGCGGCGGTGGAGGCCGAGCTGACCGCCATCGCGGTCGAGTAGATCCGGTGGCCGGGGCGCTTCTTCCGCTGCCCCCCCTCCCGGTACTCGACGTTGTCCGCAATCGTGAGGAAGTTCGGGTCCAGCGTCGAGGGGTCGGAGGAGATGTCGAGCCCCCCGAGGGCTGGATGGACGGTGAAAGCGAACTCTCTCGTGGCCATCGGCGCCCCGCCCTACTTAGACGCTGATCTGCTTGGAGACGTAGATGAAGGGTTCGTCCAACTCGGCCGTTGACCCACTCGCCCCGACGGTGACCCGGAGCCCCCGGAACGAGATCCCACTCAGGGTGATGACCGTCCCGCTCGTGTAGGACACACTGGACGACACGTTGTACCAGGCACTCGATTGGGACACGCCGGCACGGGGGAAGCTATCCGCCGGGTCGTACTGCGACACCTGGATGACTAACCCACTGGTGAGCGCATTCCCCGACGAGGTGATGAACAGGGTGACAGTATCTGCATCGTCCAAGTGCCCCAGCGCATTCGTCGGCGCCGCGGCGACCGCCGTGCTGGTCGAGGTCAACTTGAGCGACCCAATATCTCGGACGATTGACATGACGGCTCCTCGTTATGTATCCCGCCGCACCGAGCGACTCGGAGAGAGAAGGGGGGCTCCCTCCAGGTGGAGTCCACTCGATGCGGCGAGTCGGTTAGGCGCAGAAGCCCCGGACTGTTACACCGCAGGAGGGGCAGTACGCCATGATGGACAAGACGGGGAGATTCCGTACGTTACGGAGAATCGCTCCCTCCCCACACCTACATACAATCGCCACATTCTCTTCCCCGATCACATCATCGTGGGCCCAGTCATCCCCATCGGGGGACGCTGGGGTGGCGGTGACTCCCATCATGACGTGGTCGGCGCGGGTGGCGCTGCCGGGATCAACACGAGATCCGCGCCATGCTCGATCCCTTCAGCAACCTGGATCAGCCCTTCCGCCTCCGACCACTGGCCCCGGTGCAGGTGGAACTGATTCGTCGCTTCCTGCCGCTTGACCTCCGCCTCGTCCAACTTCGGCTGGAGATATTCAGCCAGGGCCTTGTCGTCCCGATCCTTGTCAATCTCCCGGCAGAATATCGCCCGGCTGTTCCAGAAGTTCACGTTGGCCGTATCCACATCGCACTCCTGGCGGTGCTGGGCGACACGACTGTTGAGCAGGACCTTGAGGTTGGCGTTCGGCCTGGCGTCAACGAAGTACCCGTACCGCAGGTACTGCTTCAGCAGGGAGGACGCCCGGGGGACGAAGACCTTGATCCCCTTTCCCTCCAGCAACCCAAGCCACCATTCGGCGCAGGGCTTCTCGTAGAAGTATTCGTCCCCGATGGCCAAGTTGATGCCGTACAGGTGGATTTCCTCGAACCCCTCCATCGCGGCGAGGGCCAGCATGTAGGCAATCGAGGACGTGAAGTAGTCCCTCCCGGCGAAGTGGATAGCGTCTTCAATCGGGTACCGCATCGAGGTGGGGTACTCGTCCTGCACCTCGATCATGTAGACAGGGATGGTGAGATCGCGGAGCCACGGGATGTACGCCGGGTCACGGAGGTCGGCCGTGAACTCCGGGCTGTGCATCTCGAACCACCGATCCGCACGCCGTTTGCAGTTCTGGGCCCCCTGGTTCAACCCCCAAATTTCAAACTCCGGGTCGTCCCAGGGGACTTGGTGCAGCGAATTGGTGGCGAATCCCACCAACGCCACCTTCTTCCGCTTCGGCGTCACACTGACTTGCGCCCCATCCCGACTGACGATCTGGACATCGGCGCAGGCCGGTGTCGTTTCCCACGTTGCCATCATCATCCCCCTTGGTGAAGACTACGGTAAGGTCAGCGAGTGACGGGCCGGTCCAAGATGTCTCGGCTGGAGAGGGCTCGGGAGAAGAGACCGAAGTGGGGGGACGAACCGCCCGCCGCCTTCACTTCCACGATGATCGCGCCCCAACTCGCGGTGCCGCTGCCGCGAGCGGCCGTATACGACACATCATCGCTGTTATTTCTCCACGCACTCTGGATGCCGGCGGCCGGCAACGAATGGACCGCCTCGCCCAACTCGGTCCAACCCGCCTCTGGGTTCATTGCCACCGAACTACTTTGCCCCACGCCCGCCACTGGGACGTTGCCGGGCGCGATAGGCGCTGGAAGGGTCGCGGTTACGTTGATCGAGGCGTCAATCTGGGCCGTTTGGCTCTGCACGATAGCGCCGCTACCATTCGTGCCCGACGTATCCACGTCGCCGGTGGCCTGCACGATACTCCAACTGCATCCATTCTGCTCGACAGCCCCGAAGGCAATCGTCACGGCCCCCGCCGATGGTGCGGCACCCATGGCACGGAACACCGTGAGACGCCCCTCCGGGGCGGCGATTGTGTTGAACTGGACGGTCGTGATCGCGACCCACGTCAATCCGTTGCCGGAGAGTGTCGGTTGCGCTGAGCCCGTCAAGTCCGTCCCGTGGACGAACGCCAGGACGAGCGCGTTGGCGGTCGGTGTGATTGACGCCGTCACGTAGGACGTGGCGTCGGTCCCGCTCGCGGCGGTCACGAGGTTCGCGACGGTAATCGCCACTGACACTATCCCCCTTGGTACGGACTACTGACTGGTGGTGAAGCCGTAGGGCTGCATACTCGTGGTAATGACCATCGTCATCCACGAGGCGCGGCTGGACGAGTAGACCATCAAGAAGCCGGCGTTGTCGTTCCAGACGAGGGGCGTTCCGGCACCCACATACGCGGGTGCAGCGGCCCCCGCCAAGCTGCCCGTCGTGGCGATGACAGGGATGTAGACGAAGGACGAGCGACCCACGACGTTATCCGACGTGGTGATGACCTGATTGGTGATGCTCGCGGTGGACTGGACGCAGATGAAGCCGCCGGCAGCGGGGAGGGGTCCACCACTCGCGCCGCCGTCAGCGATCTGACCGGCGAGGGCCGGGCCGCGCAGTCTGGTATACGCTTTGACGTCCGTGGTCACGAATCCGGGCAAACCTGGCATGTCAGTACCTCACTCGGAGGTCAGCCGCCGAGTTGTAAGGGTGATACCAGGCTTTTGCCCAGAGCCTGGCTGAACTGGAGGCGGCCCCGCAGGGCGGCCAATCTTACGCAGCTTCCCGATTACGAGTTGCCGCTGGTTCCGTACACACCCCGCCAGTCACTCCACCCCTTCCGCCACCGGGACCGAATCTTCACCTTCATGCTGCTCGTCTCGAAGTCCCAGTCATGCAGGACGTTGGGCTTCTCGCGCCAGTACGTCCGCACGTTGTGCTTCGAGGGTTCGCTGAGCAGGAAGAAGGCATTCTGGTCGGTGAGGTACGGAGTGGCGACCGCGACGAGGCCGTCATCCTTGAACGCATTGACAGCATTGTCGGCCGTGTCCGCGCGCAGCTCACTACCGAGCAGCTCCATCGCCAACCACTTCTGGTTGAAGGAGATGAACAGTACTTTCGGCCGCCAGTGGACGATCTTCCCGGCATCGTCCTTGGTGTTGGCGATGTCGTTGATGGCCGTGCGGAGCTGGGCCACCGAGAGGTCCCCATCCGTTGTCGGACGGTTCTGGTTGGTGCCGCCGCCCACCAGGGGGTGAGCGGTGGAGAACAGGGCCACGCCGTCGGGGGAGCCGGCGGTCGAGCTGAAGCCGTTGTTGAACAGGTTGGCATGATCCACGTCGTACGTGTAGTTCATGCTCGACCCGAGGGCCCGCGCCGCATCCGACACGACTTCCTCTTGCTCGTCGTCCATGGCTTCCTTGCTCGCCCGGAACGCCAGCTCGTAGGTGTCGGCCTGATACGTCACGTCGTAGCCCGCAGCCAGGTCATCGTAGGCGACCGGACTGTTCTCCGACTTGATCGGCACGGAGCCGAAACTCGCTACCGTGGTCGTCTTGACGAAGGGCTTGTTGCCCATGCTGCGCACCTTGAGGATGCGCTGGAACACGCCCGCCTCGATGGGCATCTCATCGAAGAGGACATCTTCGAGGAATGCCAACCGATTGAGGTACAGCGAAGGAAGCGTCGTCCGTAGAGTCGCCATAGTGTCTCCTGATCCTCCGGGTTAGCCAGTCGAGACCGGCACGACGGTCGCGCCAGCCAACTGGTGAGTGGAGGGCCGGAGCAGGTACTTGCGGACAACGGTGGACGCGCCCGCTGCGGCCCACGCCGCCGTGGACAGGCTGGTCTCTATCGGGTGGAGCCCGATGATCTTGAACACGCCCGTATTGGCCCCATGAGTTGACACGACCCCACTGAGCGCCATCACGGACTGGTGCGTCACGCTACTCGGGCCGGTGCTGCCGACGGCCCCGGTCGTGAGCACCGCATACGTATGCCCGACCCACTCGTTCTCCGTGGACGTGGAGGCATACATCGTGGACGCGGCCGCCACACCCGAGGTCGTGTCACAGCCGACGAAGATCTGGTCGGGATCGTCGTAGACGAGGATGAACTGAGACGAGTTGCTGTTGGGCTTGGCGCTCAGACTCCCGCCGCCGCCCACGAGGTAGCTAGCCGCGACCCCAGACATCAGGGACGCGAGGCCGCCCGTCGGGGCGACCTTCAGACTCCCGATGGACGTGAGGACGACCACATCCCCGATGTTGATGTCACCCGCTTCGGATGAGGAGACAGGGTAGGGGTTGACTTGTATCTCCCCCCCCAGGGACCTCGCGGGGATGAAACCGAAGTAGTTGTTCGTTGCGGGTTGCAACCAGGGCATTTACTTAGTCTCCACGCTGCCGCATCTCCCGACCATCTGCCTGTGTGAACCGTGGGTGCCGAGCGTCCTCCAGCGTCACCCGGCCGTACTTCCCGCTGGCGAACTCTTCCTTGAGAGTTTCCTGCCGGCGGACAGCGGACTGGGTGAGCTTCAACGTATCGTCTTGCTGCTCGCGCCGTCGGGCCTCGACCCAGGATCGGTACATCCACCCCAAGATGTCCCCCGTATGCCCCCCCCGGCGGATATTCCCATCCGGTGAGACCATCGTGGGCACCTTGACTTCGACCCTGGGGTCAGACTTCATGACCGGCTGCCAGTACCGCCACCCGAACTGATCCAGGAGCCGGGGATTGATCCACCGGAGGACCCAGTTGTCGGGGACTTTGACGAAGCGCCGGGCATCTGACATCGTACTGTCGCTACCATCGACTTCCCACGGCGGCGGGGGCTCGACGAACTCCACGGTGACACCCGAGTCACTCGCCCATGCGTTGGACGCTGACTGTGGCGTCGGATCAGTGATGCGTGCGTCAAAAGGGATCGTTCCAAGTACTTCAGGCTGCGGGTCTCCCGCGAGACTCACCCCACTCCCAAGCGTTGGCACTCCTCTCGGGCTCATTTGTCGAACTCCTCCATCTCTGCGATGACCGACGGGTACCCACCCACAGCACCCAAGTTGGACTGCCCAGACTCCTGGCGCTTGAGGAACCGCG